TATATGATGACTTGTGCTGCTGGTGGTGCTACTCATACTGTTGAGAAGGGTGGATATACAATCGATGTAGAAGATGGAGCATATGCAATGGATGCTAAAGTCTCTGCTACTATGAATGCTACAGATGGTCCAATGACCCTTACAGCAAAGAAAACCATGAAACTCGTTGCAAAGACTATATACTTGAATTGACTTGACACCTGTGTTATAATCCAGATATCCGATATATACCCATGATTGTGGATTCCGAAGTCACCTCGATAGTAATCAACCTATCAGAGCGTAGCATTACCATTGCATCAGATGAGGGAGAGCTCAAAAAGGTGGAATGGAAATGGGACGAAGAAGGTGCTGAAGGATTTGCTGAAACTATTGCTGCCATAGAGGAAGTTACCGAGGCAGAAATTCGTACCTATCAATTTGCAGTATTATGAACGAGATTCAAGATGTATCAGAGCAGGAAGCATGTAGTAATTTGTCCTTCCTTCTCACGATGTGTGAAAGAAACCGCACTGTATGGAGGATAAAACGTCCTGATGGTGCAACAGCACTTTTATGTCCTGTAATGCAATCAGGACCACCTGTCGATGATGAAGTTCTTAGTCAGGTACAAGAGTTTCGTAAGGAATTCATAAATAGTACACTCGATGAGGCTAAGACCGATGCTGCTGAAGAAGCATGAGTCACCTAGAAAGATGGGACGCAACACCAAGTCCAAGGCTGCGTCTGCACGTTTGCGCCAAATCAAGAAGATGACTAAAATGATGGTTAAAAGATTAAATGGATGAGATTAAGGACTTTCTGAGTAATAGACCTGCTCCTAGACAAGCAAATACTAGGATGGGTATATGTCAGAAGTGTGAGCATTTGCAAAGATTAAGCATTTGCAGTCAATGTGGTTGTATTATGCCAATTAAAGTCAGAATACCTTCAATGCACTGTCCTATCGGTAAATGGTAATGACACCAGAAGAAAAGAAGGAAGAATTAGAAAAATGTTACGATGCAATCAGAAGATCTGCAGAGTATCATAAGGAAGTCCTACTTGAGTTAGATAGTTATACAGACGAAGATTATGACGCATTAGCAGGTGGATAATATAAATACCAATGATAAAAGTATTACGAAGATGAAGACTTACAAGCAATTCATGGAAGGCAATCCTACTGCTAGGATGCTTAAGAAATCAAAAACTCAGGTAACTGGGAATATTTCTGCTGACCGTGGAGATAGTGAGTCAGGAAATCGTAAGAAGAGAAAGAGTCTTGAAAAAGATCTCAAAAAGAAGGGTATCGGGTATAAAAAAGGTGTAGGGGAATACAAGTATGGCAGTGGACAAACTGGCCGAGAGGTTTCCTATCAGACATCAAAACCTGATAAAATGTCTAAACGTAGATTTGGGAAAACAATGCGTCGTTTAGGACGCAAACACGGGCAAGAATCCGTTATTACCAAAGACAAGGACAAACCAGCAAGATTGCATGACACTGAGTCTAAAAAACCAGGAAAGTCAGCAAACATTGGTAAGTCTGCACCAGGTAAACATCCTAAAGGGGATGGTGAAACCTCTGGTACTAAGGTACGCAGTGGTAAACTTGGTAAGACCAACAAACCCTCATATCATTACAAATGACCCCTGAAGAGATTTCAAAGGAAATTGGACAATTTCCTAAAGAATATGCTACAATGGTGAAACTCACTGAAGACCAAAAAAGAATACTAACAGGTGAAATCAAATCACATGAAGGTATGAAGTTTGGTGAGATGTATCAAGACTGGAAGAAAAGGAGGAAATTTGAATGGTAGACTTTGATGATTCTAACTGGAGAGAAGAATACAAAGCATACACAAGTAACAAGAAACAACTTGAGTTGTTAGAGAATGGACCTAAGAGTCTATCTCAATCTTGGATACTAGGTGCAATGCATAATAAATGGATGAAGATCAAAGGATACAAGTATCCAGACCCACCTGATTGTCAATCATCATTTAAGGAATTCAATGCAAAATATCAGTGAAAAATACGGTGACACATTCGATACTGCGAAGTATCGGGAAAAACGTGCTGCTGATCAGAAGAGATTAGAAAAAGATAGACTGGTCATGACGCATGGTAGAAAGAAGTGGAAAGAATTTACAAAAGATGCATTAGAAGCAAAGAAAAGAGTTAGCAAACTAAGACCAGGAGAAGTAAAGAAATATAATAAGAAAACAGGTAAATGGGAATCCAATAAGAAATGACTTATCCTGCACCCGATAAAATACCATATGACGAGTGGTTTCACGACCCTCCCCACCCTTATGATAATTGGCCAATGGCAACAGATAAAGAAGAAAAAAAAGAAGAAGAAATAACGATGCATGAAAAGATGTATCGAATTGCAACAGCAAGAAACAATCCATTTCATGTAGGTGGATCTGAAAATGCTCAGAGTGATGTAGATTACATCAAGAAACACTCCCCTTGGGAAGGTGGAGGATCACAAAACTGGAACACCCCTAAAACTTGACAGGTATGCTATGATTAAAAAGTATTTCGATAAGGTTGTTACTTGGGATCGCAATTTAGCGAAGAAAATCCAAGATAAATTCAATCTAACAGACTACCAAATGCTCGTGTTATCCTTTGGCAAAGGTTTCGTTATTGGAGCAATATTGCTTTAACCGTGATTACAATGTCTGAAGACAAGATCCGTGAGATCGTCCCTCAACTTACCTATACTAAGGAGCAAGTTGACCAACTTATAGCAAATGCCTTGGCAGAAGCAAAAGAGGTTGATAGATTATCAATGGCAAAACATAATCGTGATGCTACGATTATTAGTATGATTCTTGGTTTTATATGTCTTGCATTATTTGTTGATGGATTGTTACGAATCTTAGGTATTATCCCTCCATTTATGGATTTGGATGTTAATGTTATTGATGACATTGTAGAGAAGGTTGAATCTGATGTTCTGCCATTAGTCAAGCAAGGAGCTAAATACATACCAAGGATATGACAACAGAAAACATGGATGAAGGTGAATTGATTTCTGAGATATTGCAAATTGCTGCTTTACTTGGAGGCACTGCCACACGGACTACCACCTTAAATTCAATGGGTAGATCCTCTAAAAAGATAACAATCGAATATGAGGTTAAGCAGAAGTGATGCAAGAAAAACCCACGGATTTATACGAAGACATGGCAACGCTTAACGCATTGTATGGCGAACTATGTTGGAATCACGAAGATGTCTTAGATTTTAAAGCAGACTATGAGAATGACTGCATTATTATCTCAAACAAGACTCGTCATGCTAAGTAAGGATTATAGATTAAGACTTCAAATAATTGCTTGTAAAACTCGTCTCAATAGAGAAGTAACGTTAGAAGAGAGAGTATGGGCACAGAAACTATGCGAGCATAATAAGCACGCTAAAGGAATATGGGATAGGACAGTTAACCATTAAAAAAACCCCTCTTGCGAGGGGTTTTAACGTGACTTTTTTTTGACTTTACGTTGGATACATAAGAATTTCTTTACAGACTCGCTTACAAGAGTTTTGCTCATCTACACATTCAACTAGGCATTCGTAGTAATCGTCTAATAGTTGATCTTGCATTGTTGCATGATCCATATGATTCCAGTCTGCTAGTTGATTCTTTGAAATTGCGTTATGCATCGTTTTTCTCCATACCTTTAACTTTAACTTCATAATATAGAAGGTTTGGTTACATCTTTTACCTCCTTAAGTCTACCATTATTTAGGTTAGTATTCCAGGATAAAGGGTAAAATCTTAACCTCCTGTAAAGGGGTATAAATACCTTTACACGTATGTTATAATATGTAAAAAATGGAGTTTTATTATGGGAAAACGTAACCACCAAGTGAAAACACAATGGTATTATTGGTTCTGGGGCACAGCAACAGTTGCAGTTTGTGCAGGTCAACTTTATGTTGGTAGTGGGTATCGTCAGATGTCCAAATCTTTTAATCGAATCATGGATACCATAATCATAAAGATACACGATCAACCTAGAATACAATTTTTAGAATATGGACCTAACCGACAAACAGGCCGCCAAACGGATTATTAAGATAGCTAAAAAACATCCAGAAATGTATAGCGAATCTGACTTATATTATGCTAAAATGGTGAAGAAAAGAATTAAACAGCAGAAGAAGGATGAAAAAAAGTCACACAATCGAAAAGAAAAACCCTCAACATAATCAAATTTGGGAGTGGGATGAAACTCCTGAAGTTGTTGCTGCACTAGAAAAACTACGTGCAACTGAACGTTTACACCAGGATATACGAGATGCCAAATGATAATCCAGCATTGCTGAATGAACCTGATGCTGACCCCAGTGTTTACACTGTTGACCACGGTATGACAACCAAACAAATAGAAAATCCTGTTAAGGATGACTATGACAAGGATCCTGACGGAGGAGTCTACGATGGAAGTTAATTATGATTATGCGAAACTCCCTAGAGAACGTATAACTGAATGTCTCAGGGAGTATATCGATGATGATACTTATGACGATAAAAAAGCATATGACGAGATTCTTGCCTGTGCTAGAGAACTCGTAGAGTATCACGAAGGTCAGTCTCAGAAAGCAATGGGATTATATGAGCACCTACTCGGTTACGGACCGATTGATTATCCGTATAAATAGACCTGTAGCCAATAGTGTATTTGATTCGTGGGAACTAAAAAGATATCTCAGTTAGAAACAATCTCAGATGCTAACCTGTCTGGAGAAGCAATTCTTCCAGTTGTTGTTTCTGACCCATTGATTCCTAACCGAAAAGCAAAAGTAAATCAACTCTTTAAAGGTGTTGCTCAGGGTACTAAAGATGCTCCTGGTATATCCTTTGATTTGGACAGAGATACTGGATTCTATCAAACTGCCTATGACCAATTAGGGATGACCTTTGGTGATGGTGGTTTTTATATGTCTCGTATATTAAATGCGTCGGAATATTCTTCACTGTATATTACGGCACTTGATGATACTGCGGACAATGCTGATATAGTATTCGCACCTAAAGGCACAGGAGCAGTTAAAGTAACTGGTCAATTTGTTATGGCAGATGGATCTTTCGTATTGGAAGATGCTCAAGGTCCGAAAGCACGATTTGAGGTAAGTAACGTTGGTACTGGTACTAATACCAGAATTATGACACTACCTGCTATTACTTCTGGTAATGGCACAGTTTTAGTTGGTGATGATACACAACAGACACTAAGGAATAAGACTATCCTCATTGACGAGGATAATTTTGTTATTACAGATAATACTGAAGAAGCAATTTTCCAGATTAACTGGGCAATTACTTCTGCTACTAGAAGGTCATACTTCTTACCTGATGGTGGTACTGTAACAACTACTTCTGAACCTACTGCTACTTCATCCACATTATTAGATACAAAAGCAGAGCAAACAGTATTAAGTAAAACACTTGTTAATCTTAAACTTGCTGCTGACGCTGAGACAGCAACAAACTATGCTATCTGGAATACGTCTGCATTAACAGCAAACAGGACAATCACAATGCCTGACCTTGCTATTACCTTAGTAGGTACTGATGCAACTCAGGTTCTTCAAAACAAGAGTGTTGAGACTCTTATTTTACAAGACCCAACGACGACAACGAAGAAGATAACATTCAGTGTTGCAAATCAAAACTCATTATCTAATGAAACATTTCAATTCCCACCTACAAACAATCTAAATAACTCAGGTGGAATGAATACAATAGTCTCGGCACTAGCAAGTCAAGACTTATATAATAAGACACATTATGCACCTGTCTTCAAACAGACTGGTAACATAATCGGTCAAGCGACTTTAGATGTAAGCAATCTCACTGGTCCAAGAACTATTAAGTTTCCTGATGCTGATGCTACACTACTGTCCACTGAAAACGTAACTCTTGAAGATGTTACGTTTGGTGCTGGTATTGGTGCTGCTAACTTAACAGGTCGCACTAGGCAACAACAATTTTTCTACGCAGGATCATAAACATTAAAACTCATGGCAAATCAAGGAATACTTGCACAGAATAAACAGGGGAACAGCAACGCTGTGCTGTATGAATGTGACGTTTCAACTTCTGCTTCTGCTGCATTAACAATCGCCAACGATGGCACAGGTGCAGCATATAATGTTGCCATAAAAGATTATGACCAAGATCTCGCTGTTGGAGCATCTACTTACTTGCTTCATAAGGGAGATATTATTACAGGATATAGATTTACAGTTGGAACAGCAATTACAACTGCTGCTGGTTTAACTGGAGGAACACTCCTCACAAACATGACGAATGAAAAGACTGCTAAGTTTGAGTCTTTCTATACTCCAGATTATACGGAGATATTCGTTAAATCAGTATTGATTCGTGCAATAACACTTGAATCAACTACTGGTACATTTGCAGTTGGAGAAACTTTAACAGAAGGGTCTGGTGGTAACACTGCTGTTTCAACCATCTACGCAACAACTTCTGGGTCTGGTAGCACAATAGTTTACGTTGGTCCTACAACTCTTTCTGGATCAGCAAATGAATATGCTGCTGGTGATAGTGTTACATCAAGTGGTGGTGCAACAGGTACTATTTCTACTGGTGGTATTGCTACTGGAGTAAACAGTTTTGTATTCTCTACAACAACTGCTGGTGGTACTTACGACATGTATAAGGGCACAACCTTTACACAGTTTGGAGACAGGACTTATCGTTTTAATGTTGCTGACGCATCAATGGCATCGAAAGATTTCCATGTATCTGTAACAGTTAATGGTGAGTGGGGACCTGATGGTACTGCTGGTAACTCTGATGATGGCACAGAATATACTACTGGTAAGACAACAAACGGTACACCAGGAAATGCTGGAGCATATGTCCAGTATGACTGGTCTGCGAATGCGTCACCTCCATCCAATATGTACTTCTATGAAGGTACTACTGGTACTGCTGCTAACTCAAGTTATGGTGGTAGTGACCGTCTAATTACCATTAGTGCAACCTATGAATATACTTCTTTCTGGGTATATGATATTGAAGGGTCATGGACAAACTCTACTGACACATTTACATTCAATGGTGTAACTTATACTGTTACTGGTCAAACAACCTCAGCATATGGTTATGTCAGAGATTATACAGGCACATCTTTGAAAGTCATTAAGGGTAAAAACTCTGCTGACTTTACTACAAGTCATACTTTCTTAGATAATCCTAAACTTGGTACTGCGACTCGTACAACTTGTACAATATCCAGTATTACTACAGCAACAACTGCTGTAGAAGATAAGCATTGGATTGCTGTTGGGGTAGCACTCGGCAATAATGCGATTGCTAAAATCAATCAACTTGTTATTGGACCTGGCGAGAGACTTATTATTAAGAATGCAACTGCTAACAACGTTGCTACTCTTGTTGGATTTGAGGATGCTTCAACTGCATTCGTAACTAGAAACTTCGATCCTAATGCAACCGTCGCTGGTGGCAGTGGTTGATGACCAAATAAATAACTAGAAAGTAAATAGGAAATGTCCCTAACTAGACTAAAGAATATTATTACGTCCCGCACGGGACGTATTATTTACGTCAACCCTGATGACTTCGATGCCTCTGATGCTATTGATAATAGGGGTAACTCGGCGTTGCGTCCTTTTAAATCATTACAAAGGGCATTTCTTGAGGTAGCAAGATTTTCATATAGAGTAGGTTTAAGTAATGACGAGTTTGATGCTTTCAGCATCATGCTTTATCCTGCTGAGTATCAGATTGATAACAGACCAGGAGATGTTTTATACACAAACGTTGCTCCTATTGATGCTAACTCTAACTTAGACTTAACGTCACCAAATAACGTATTATATAAGTATAACTCTTGTGAAGGAGGAGTTATAGTCCCAAGAGGTTGTTCAGTCATTGGTACTGACCTCAGACGTACTAAGATTATTCCTAAGTATGTCCCATATCCTACAACATTACCTGCTCAAGGTATTAACACAGAAGCACAGATTCCACCTCGGACAGCAATTTTCAAGGTAACTGGTGGTACTTACTTCTGGCAATTCTCATTCTTTGATGGTGCTGAGGAAGGTGTATATTTCAAACCTGACTCTGTAAGCACATTAGCACCTAAGTATTCACACCATAGACTCACATGTTTTGAGTTTGCAGATGGTTTGAATACACTATCAACACTTATTTCTGGTGGTACTGTACCTAACGCAGATTACTCTGCTGTACCTAACATACTAGAGAGAACAGACTTAGAAATATACTATCAGAAAGTATCTAAAGCATTCGCAACAATTCCTGATACCTCTGGAGACCCATCAACTGACCAAATTCAGGCAAGGGTTGAGGAAAACAGAATCGTTGGTCCGATTTCTGATGAATATCGTATCCTACAAATTACAAGGAATGGACAAACCGCAACAGCAGTTACGGTTGATGAATTCGACAACCCACGAGACCACGGATTCTCTGTTGGTGTTAACATTAACATCTCTGGTGTTACTGGATCAACTGGTCCACAATCGGAAGTCGATGCTTCGTTGTATAACGGCAGTTTCACCGTCACATCAGCATCAGGTAATGTATTTACTTATCAGATGCAGGGAGAACCTACTGGAAACGCAGTAGGTACTAACATAACAGTTAAGACTGAGATTGATACTGTTGACTCAGCATCACCATACGCATTCAACCTATCACTAAGAAGTGTGTGGGGTATGAATGGAATGCACGCTGATGGTAGCAAGGCAACTGGTTTCAAATCAATGGTTGTTGCTCAGTTTACTGGACTATCACTACAGAAAGATGATAGAGCATTCGTTAGATATAACGCATCAACTGGTAACTATGATGTAGCAACTGCTGGAGATGGTGCTCACCTAGACGGTTTCGCTGAATACCGTAAAGGATGGGGACACAGACACATCATGGCATCTAATGATGCTTTCATTCAGGCAGTTTCTGTTTTCGCTGTTGGATTCCAAGGTCACTTCACTGCTGAAAGTGGTGGTGACATGTCGATTACTAACTCTAACAGTAACTTTGGTAGCACTGCACTTAGGTCTGCTGGATTTAAAGCAAAAGCATTCTCTAAAGATAAGGCAGGAACAATATCTCACGTTGTACCACCTAAAGCACTTGATGTTATTTCAACAACTGCTACTGGTGCAAACGCAACAAATACAATCACACTCGCAAACGATGGTTCAATTGAGGGTGTGCTTCAAGGTATGAATGTTACTGGCACCAATATTGCTGCTAGTACAACAGTAGGTAGTGTCAATACATCCACAAGGGTAGTTACACTTACTAATAATAATACTGGAGTGGTTAATGGTAACGTCATCTTTGGTGATGAAGTATCAGTTAACTGGGTTAACATTGACATTCCAAGAACCAAAACAATTAATGCTGCATTAGCAGGACAGGGTGGTACACCAGGAACTAGATTATATCTCTATGGATATACAGTTGAAGCATCTCCACCAACAAATAGAGTTCAGGGTTATACGATTGGTGCTAGACAAGATGGTACTGGAAACAGTGCTATAGCAGATAAACTAAACTGCTTACTTGTTGCTCAAGGTGCTAACGTAGCAACCACTCACTCTGCAAGTATTTCACCTTATGGTCCAAGTGTATCTGGTAAAGATGCTGGTACTGCTGGATCACCATTACAATATGATAGTGCGACTTATACAATCAACGGCGTTGTTAGTGTTGGTGGTTGGTATCTATCGGTATCTGCTACAAACAACGGTATCTATACAACACTTTCTACTAATACTACTTACAACACTGTTAACTTCACTCCTACTACATTCCTTAAGCGTATCCCAGATAGTAGAGACTTGGCAGACAGGACATATCGTGTTCGCTATGTTATAGACAAGGATAAGACTAATCCATTACCAAGAGATCCTATCTCTGGTTATGTATTACAACCACTTAATAGTGATACTACATCTTATAAGTTAAACAGATCATTCTATGTTTATGATATAGAAACTGTCCAGAAGTTTGAAAGAGGTGTTAATGATGGTATATACTACTTGACCTTATTATGTGCAAGTATTGCTCCATCAACTGCTAACTTCAATGACAGAAAATTCTCACAAAACGTCAATGAGGTTTATCCTACGTTTGATAGAGATAACCCCCTTGCTGACCCTGGTGCTGCTGTGTCTGTTGCCGATAACCAAGTTATTGGACTGGTAAATGCAACTGATGGTGCTTCACCTACACCTAATTTGGATCCAAAACTGTCTATTACTAAGGAAGCAACTCAATTCCTACTAGCAGATACAGGATGGACTCAACCAGGTACAACTCCCAACTATGATTCGGTCAACGCAAGATTGTCTAGTGTTTCTCTCACTGCTCGTGCTGGTGATGAAGAAACCAGAAAGATTAATATTCGAGAGAATAATGATGGAACGGTCGCACCCATCCCTTGTGAATTACGACGACACTCTATACTTAGATCTGGTAACCATACATTTGAATATCTTGGTTTCGGTCCTGGTAACTACTCAACTGCATTCCCTCAGACACAAGTAGAAACCCTAACTCAAAATCAGGTTAGATATTCACAGAGTATTAAAGAAGAAGCAGGTGTTGCTTTCTACTCTGGACTTAACTCAAATGGTGACCTATTCATTGGTAACCAAGTTATCAACCCTGTTACAGGTCAGATAACAAACGAAGATATTGCACAGTTGAATGTTGTTGGTGAAGAAAACACAACCATTGAAACATTCTCTGAATTGGTTTTAACTGATAAACTCACTGTAATTGGTGGAGCATCTAACCAGTTAGAATCTATCTTTGCTGGTCCTGTTACATTCCAAGGTCTAACAACCTTTACGAATAACATTCAAGCGAAGAAAATTTCATACTATAACCAAGATGGAACAGTTATCAAGCAAACATTACTTGCACCAGAAGATGCAAATGGACTACCTGACTTCTCTAACATCACTGGTTATCCTACTCCTGCTGATGGAGACCTAGTTTATAACATTAACTGGACTCCAGGTAAATCTCTTGGTTGGATTTACTATAACCAAGTATGGAAGGAGTTTGGTCTAACTGATACTGGTATTATTGATATTGCTACCTTTAGTAATACTCAGAATATGGGTATTGGTACTGCTGCTGTTTCAGGATATAGAATGAATGTCCTAGGTAGTGTTAAGATTGATGGCGACTTAGTTGTAACTGGTCGAGGTGGTGTTGCTGCTGATAAGTATATTACTAAGACATATACTGGTAATGGTAGTACATTAACATTCCCAATTTCTACATATAGTGGAGGTATCGCACACATTGATGACTCTGTTTTAGTTACACTAAATGGTGTTGTCCAGATAGCAGGTACTAACTATACTGTAGACGCAAACGGAGCAAACGTAGTCTTTACTGATGCACCACTTGCATCTGATACAGTCCACATTAAAGAGTTCCCCATCTAATAAAGTATCATGGCAATTACCCAGATTAGTGGGAATCAGATTTCCACTAGCACTCAAGCAATTATAACAACATTAAGTTTCCTCAATGCAAATAGTGTATTGAGGATTCCTGCTGGTAGCACAGCAAACAGACCTACTGGTGTTAGTGTAGGTACAATAAGATTTAACACAGACAATGATGCTGCTGAGATATACAAGGCAGATGATGGTACTGGAAGTGCTGGTTGGGCATCAATCTCTGGTGGTGGTCCTGCTGTAGGGACAGATAGTGTTATTAGAACAAATGCAGCAACAATAGCAGAGAATATTACAATTGGACCCACAGCAAACGGGGACGCAAAATTTACTAACGGGATGAGTGCTGGACCGATAGCAATTAACAACGGTTTCACAGTCACCATTGAAAATAACGCAGCATGGAGCATTAGATGAATAGTAAGTTGAATGTTGGTAATATTGAAGGGTTATCACCTAACTTTACTGTCAAACTAAAGGCAGAGGCAGATATGATATTCAAGGGTGATAGTCAGTTACTTATGAACCAAACATCACACTTAGCATTACCTGCTGGTAGTGACGCACAGTTTGATACTTCTAATCAATCTTATGCACCTAGACGAGGTTATAGAAACGGACAGTTGCGTTTTAATACAAGTAATGGTAAACTACAGATTTACAATGATGGTCGGTGGACCAGTGGATAACTATGGGTTTTACAAAAGATGGACAGGATCCTAGGATCCTAGATGTGACACATCATGATAATTTTATCTCTGAATATAAAACTAATCTTCGAGGAGATAATTTAATTGAGTATTACAATTTTATAAGAGGACAAGGTAAGGCATTCGATAGAACTGCTGGTCAGAACGGTGCTGTTACTGACCAGCAGATTTTTGTACATGAGTTACCACCTGACTATTGGCATGATAATCTATCAAGGTCAGTCTATAGAGCATGGAACTTCTTAACAGAAGATGCTTTAAATGATTATGGTAAGAAATATGATGTGTTGGTTGGAAGAAAATTCCAGCATACGATGTGCAAACTACAAAGAACTGAACCTGGACAAGGGTTTCATAACTGGCATTATGAATGCACACCATCAACACCTTATAGACTTCTAACTACTCAGTTATACATCAATGATGACTATGAGGGTGGTGAAACTGAATTTCTATATCAACACGTAAGAATTAAACCTGAAGAAGGAAAATTCACTATATGTCCTACAGCATGGACACATGCACACAGAGGTAATCCACCTTTAAATGGGACAAAATATATTGCTACTGCATGGGTTGAAGAGTTTCCTTTCTTTGGACAATAAATAGAAGAAAATACTAATGGCATGAGCACGCTAACAGTTGCACATTTAGCAGGTACTGCTGCTACAATCAGTCAGACAAACATACCAGCAGGTCATACTTTAGACATCGAAGGTAATGTTTATCATGATGGGACTGGAGCGTTGCGTTTGCCTACAGGGACAACTGCTCAGAGACCAGGCAGTCCACAAGCAGGTTATATACGTTGGAATACAGATACATCAGCAGTAGAAGTATATACAGGTAGTACTTGGAAAATGTACTCTGCTGAGAATGGTAGTAGTGGATCACCATTTACATCATTAGCAAATGTAACTACTGCTGATCCTACTCCTGGATTCTATTACGTTAACTTTGATGGTGGTGGAAATGAAGAGATGTATCTCTTCAAAGATAGTAATAACAAGTGGTGGGCAGGTGTAGCATCTATTACAGATACTACTAACCATGGTTCATATACTGGTGGTAGTGATAGTTGGTATGGTAACTGGTCTAATACAACAACATTTGGATCAGGCACAGGATTTATGGGTCAAGACTTTAAGTCAAGACATTACCATAACTGGACAGTTAATGATGTATTGATAATGCAGGGATGGTCAACATCTGGTGATCCTTATTCATTATCAACTGAAGTTGCATATATTAATGGAGTTTTCACCAATAGAGGTGGAAACATGAAAGAGATGTTTGAAGACCATATTGGATTAGGTAACCACGGAAATATTGGTGGTACACAGATAGGTGGTATGACTTTCTTAAAAGGAAGTGCAAACAACTCAGATAATAGATATAGAGGTAGTAGTGCTGGTGAATTGAATCCCAACAACACTTGGCACGTTTCTCCTGCAAACTGCGAAAACTATACTATGAGTATGATTAATGCTCTAGGTTGTGCATCTAATGGATGTAACGTTGAGCACCATTGTTGGGTTGGTAACACTGGTAATAACTATTCAAACCAAAACTTCCCAGAACCTAACTGGTCTGGTAGTTGGGGTATTAATAACCCTGGCAGTCAAAACTGGATGTATTGGTTATTCTTCTACGCATAACGATGAGCACTATTAGAGTCAACAATCTAACCGCACCAGCAGATAACAATTTTGCTATCGAGATGGAGACTGGTGAGAATATGCGAGTCGCAGGTGGAATGACTAATAATTATTGGACTCAATTCTCTATACCATCTGGCACTACAGCAGAGAGACCATCTGCACCTGTTGCAGGTATGCTTAGGTTCAATACTCAAACACAATACTTAGAGGTATATACAGGTAATGCTTGGTCTGGACTATTCATGGCACAATCTGGTGGTATGGATGGATCATCAGAAGCATCAGCACCTAACTCAGTTCAAGGATTATTTGACGCAGGTGTATCAACAGACGGAAATTATTATTTGAATCTTGATGGTACTGCAAGGAAATATTTTGTACCATTACAGAGTCATCCATATTATATTGTTATGGCAAACTATGGTGGTGGAGCAAACGCATGGTTCTCCAATGCTTCAGCATTAAGTGGTAATCAAATAAATGATGTAGGAGACTCAACTCCTACGGGTAACTTTGCAAACAACGGGACATACGGATATTATAGAAATACTGGTGGATCTGATTATAAGTATGCGACAGTTAGTAGAAGGGGAATATCTTATCGTTATGTAAAAATGAGGTTTAACCTTTACACATATTATTCAAATGATGGTGTAAATGGTAGAAACTTCTTAGGTATATCATCAGGTGTTGGTGATGGTATGACTATTATGCGTAACAACTCTGCTGAGGGTGACGCACAACATATATTCACATATTATACTGCCATAAGTAATAATGATGGTAACAGTTGTCCTTCGCAAGCAGGGATGACACCAACCATGCAAGCGGGTGGTAATAACCCTGGTGGATTTATGAGTAACCGATATAACTGCTTCTCTAGGAGTGGTAACGGTTTCACAAGTGAATACGTTAGAAACTTCACTACTCTTCCAGGAGATAATAGTGGAGGCACTGGACCAAATGTATTAACAGGAGACTCTTGGTACACTGTTGATATGGGTTCAGACAAATCTCACGACATGCACATTGTTATTCATTCTGACCAAGACAGTGGAAATGAAGATACATACATCAAACGTGGTGTAGTGCTTGTCCGACCTGCATAAATAATACGAAGGATAGAAGTTAAACATGTCACAGTTAAACGTTGATAAAATTGTATCCCTAGCAGGAGGTGGAGGTACCGCTCAGTTCCAGTTGGAATCATCAGGCAACTTTAACTTTGACTCAGGTACTTTTTATGTTGATGCCACCAATAATAGGGTAGGTATTAATGATGCTTCTCCAGAGTATTCATTAGATATCGAAGCAACTGACGCAGTTAAGATGCCAGTCGGCACAACTGCTCAAAGACCTGGTACCGCAGTAGAGGGATTATTCAGATATAATAGTACCGATAGAACCTTTGAAGGTTATTCATATAACCAAGATACAGGTGCTACTGAGTGGGGACCAATTGCTGGTGCAGCAGGTGGAGCAGCATTACCTGATCAATCCACTGACAGATATAGTGTAAATTATTCTGTTAAAGCACAATTAATGTCCGATGGTACTAACGCTTATTGGTCACATGAAAACGGTGCAAGTTCATGGGCACAAGCAAGAATCTGGACACATGGATATACAGGTGGAGGATATAGAGGAGGTAGTCCTTGGAAGAATATTAACAGGACTGTTCACTCTAACGACACAACAACAAACTTAGGTGATAAACTCGATAGATCTGGGGCATATATGTCAGGGTCATGGAGTGACATCAAGCATTGGTTCCATTCAATGGAAAACACATACAGAGGTTCATCTAACTATACCTCTGGTTTTAATATGGCAACTGAAAACGGTATAGCACACCTTAACCAGTGGGATATGACCGTTAATAGAGGGTCAATGGGATCCTGTCAAGACCATGTATTTGCAGGAGGTAATTCATTCTTGCATTGTGGTGGTAACTCAAGGACTGACGTTTTCAACTTGAAGACTGAAACCATGAGAACCTCTGGTTTCCCTAATGATTACCCTGATGGTGGTGATGACCCTACATGGGGTGGTCATGGAAGAACTCATGGGTGGATTAAAAGGTCGGGTACCCGAAGAGGATTTGAGTGGAAGACCGAATCTTATACCATGTGGAATCATGGACCTGGTGGTGATGGATGGAAGAAAATTCTTCCAACTATGCTAGGACACATGTATGTTGGTACTGGAAACAACAACCAAAATGGTAACCAAAAGTGTGATGACCGTACTGGTATTCAGGTACATGGTCTTAACTTTGGTAACATGGGTGAAGAAAATTTCCAAATGGGTATGAGAAAAGGTTATTGTTTAGGTAACTATAACGGTAACCAGAATAACCAGACATTCAAAGTTAACTATATGAATGATGGTCATAACTATATGGGTAACACAACTGAACCCAAAGGACATTCTGGTATGTCCTCAGCACACTGTGCCTCTGCAAGTTCTGTAACTTCAGGTGCAGCATCTTATGACTACGGCACAAACATTCCTAATTACTAATGGCAGACACTAGAGACGTTATCGTATTTGATCTTGAAAGGTATCCTATACTGAATACCTGGGGGACTCGTTTGGATTCAGTTATGGATCTATATTGGGGACACATAGACAACGATAGGTGGGATCATATACCACAGAATATTGCTTACTTAAGATTATCTGCTGCTGATGCCATTACAGCACAGACATATTGGGGTGAAGTAAGAACAGAGAAGTCAGTTTATGGTACAGATGAGAATGGATTATATACTGACAAGCATAAGGAAACTATAACTCAAGCACAATTTGATAAGACTGAAGAAGTAATGAAAGCAGTCATTACTCTTAGAATCCAAGAGATTTTTGAAAAGAGATATACTGCATTGAGAAAGAATTATGGTGAATTAGAACATGCTACCTGGAAGGATCAGTATGAGGAATCAACTGCATATATCGCAGATAACTCTACAACAGTTAAATTAATTGATAGACTTGCTACTATTAGAGGGTTGACAACCGCTAGTTTTGCTGCTAAAGTTGTTGATAAATATAATGCGTGGCAAACCGATTTCTTTAATCTTGCCGTGAAAGAACAGGAATTAGTCCAAGAGATTAAATCTTGCTCTGACATCAAATCAATCAATGTCTTCCTAGAAGATAAGTTTGGTATTGAGATGTCTTTACAACAAGCACTTGAATATAGTAGAGCAACACAAGATGGTTCAACAAACGTCATTACAAGAAACTCCGAAGTCAACTGGGGGTTACAATTCTGATAATTATGATGTAAACGAAGTCTGTAAGGCGTTAGATGAAATTTCGCCTTGGGAAAATTGTGACGAGTTTACGAAAGAATTAATGGAGTGGGCAGACCACCAATACTTTGAGCAGTCTGAATTTCAGAATAAGCATTTCGTAATTAATTCACATGTAACTCCTTATCGCCAAATGCAACAGGCAGCGATGGAGGTACAAGTAAGATATAATTCACTACAGAAGATAACAATATCATATAAGAGATGCCTCAATGATATTGCTAGAGTAACACATGAAATGGAGCAAGAAGATGATCCATTTTACAAGCAAGATAAGGTATATGAATTACAGTTATTGCAAGTAGATAAGACTGTATGGGTTAATAAGATTAATCAATCTAAGAAAGAGATTGAAAGTTTTGTCAAAATTATTAAAGAGAAATTCCAAGACCCCAGTGATATTAAGGGATTATTGGAAGATAAAGAATTAAAAGAGAGAGAAGAGCAGAAGTATTGGATTGCTAGGATGGCAAGACAGTCTGCTACTGATCTCATGACTACTGGTAGAATTCAAGCAGGTAACATTGAAGCATTACTTCAAATGAATCCTGAAGATCAAGCAGCAGTTGTAGACCTTGCTTTGACATATTCTACTGCTGTGAATAGGTCTATCGGTGGAATTAAGACAGCAGCAGAGGATAGAGTTGATAAGATGATGGAAGGTAAACCACCTCAACTATTTGATACCAATGGAGTTTTAACTGATTATGCAACCCAAAACATCGCAGACAGATTGCTTCAGTCTGCCGATCAACCCGAAGGCGGATCCTCAATTTCAGGACGAATTACTGATTCCATTTCTAAACCAGCATCGTCACCTAATAACTGATTTATATTTTACTTGTAGGATGCCACCCTTTATGCAGGATGCAATGGGTGATACATTTCGTACTGAGAAAGATGCTAAGAGGGTTGCAGGTAACGCATTTTATGTAAGAGAGAAGACAGGCATACCATTGTCTGCTACGTTTAATAATATATGGGTACGACCTGATGAAAAGAATTTAGATATATGGATTGAAAACTTTAAACCATTGTATGATATTGGTATCAATATAGTTACCTTACCTCATACATCATGGGTTGCTACAGGTAGAATACAGAGAGCATTTCCAGACATTTATATAAAGAATACGATTCTCAGGGAGGTAACTAAACCCAATGAGATTGTATCCTTAGCATCTATGGGTTTCAATTATATTAATCTTGATAGAGATATAATGAGAGACCAAGAAGCATTGGTACGTATTAAACAAGCAAAGGAATATTGTGCAAAGAAAGGTAATCCTATCAAGTTATCATTGCTAGTCAATGAACACTGTTGGGGTGGTTGTCCTATCATGCCAGAGCATTATCAATATAATAGTACAAGAGAAGGAACTCAACCTCAATATTTTAATAGTGAAATCAGTAGAATATCATGCTCACGTTGGGATGCTTATGACCCTGCATTTGAATTAAAGCAAGCAAACTTACCACCTTGGAGAGAGGACTGGGAGGAGTTGCTAGATGTTATTGATGTGTTCAAATTACATGGTAGAGAGAACTTCATGCGAATGAAGGAATCAATGGACATCATTAAAAGATGGAATGATGGTGACAGTATATTATATCCAGAGTATGTTAAATATATGGAGGATATTGATATAAAAGATTCTCCTATTAATATCTGGAGACAGAAGATAAAGACATGCAAGTTTGATTGTTGGGATTGCAACTATTGCGAGTCTGTGGTAGAATCACATTTACGGAGGCAGAATAGAAAAATGGATCCATTTGTAGATAAGGCAATTCGTGCTATTGATGCTGCTGTTGATAATAAATCTAATTTCAATCCTGAAGGTTATGATGTTGTTGGGTTATCATCAAACAAGGTAAGACATTTACTCAATAATCTATGTGATGCTGGCACAGTATATGCTGATGTTGGTTGTTATATGGGCAGCACATTATTTGCTGCATTAATGGGTAATCATGCAGTTAAAGCATATGCTATTGATGATTTTGGTGAAGGTGAGATAAGACCAAGACGAGAAGACTTAAGAAGTAAGTATGAAGTTGAGGATCCATTTAAACAATTCATTGAGAATGGTAAGAAATGGTTTAATAAGTATTGTTCTATTGGTGTTAGTGATAGGAGTCTGTTAGATGTAGAGTTTAACTTAGATTATAGACCATCAGTTATATTCTATGATGCAGACAATAAGAAGAAACCTATGCTTGCTAACTTAGAGCATTTACATAAGGCAGCAGAGCACACATATATCTTAGTAGTTGATGATGCTAACTTTGATGGTGTTGTTGATACCACTAAAGAGTTTTGTAAGGATAAAGAAGTAAGATTTGAGAGGATAATATTAACAGAAACTATAGAAGATGAGAATGATTGGTGGAATGGTCTTTATATTCTCGTAATACATAAACCTGAACTATTTGTGCCTAAAGGATCTAATGAAGTTACCATTAAAGATAGAAAAGGACTTTCTTCCAAGAAGTGAATTCGACCTAATGGTCGCAAAGATGGTAGATACTATCCCTTGGTGGATGGGTAAGATCCATTATGATACACCAGAGAATATCCATCGTAACATGCAGATGGTGCATTATTTTTATGAGCACCATACACCCAATAAGCAGACAGTAGAGTTAATCTATCCAATATTGCAGAAAATACAACCCTGTGCTATAATCAAAATCAAAGCAAACCTAGTTATGGCAACAGATACCATTGTTGAGCATGGACTACATAGGGATGTGGAGGATGCAGAGCATCTATCAGACTTAAAGACTTCCATCTTATACTTAAATGATAATGATGGTTATACTATGTTTGAAGATGGTACTAAAGTGCAGTCAGTTGCTAATACTATGGTTACATTTCCCAATGATATTAGACACACTGGTTCTACATGCACCAACTCTAACTGTCGTTTAGTATTGAATTTTAATTATGTTTGATATTGTTTCATCAATCCTACAAAAGGAACTCTATATGGGTTATATCTTTGGGATTATGATTCTAGGAGGATTCATCCGAGAATATCATGTACTTGATGATGTGTATTCATTAGCAAAACGATATGTAAAAGATAATCGAGTGATGATTATCATTACATCTATATTTGGTGGAGTCCTACCTATACCTGGTAGAGTAGCATTATCAGCACCATTACTAGATGCTATAGCACCACCTGATAAGAAGAAACGTAGTCAGTTTGGTATTATTGATTATCTATCAACACATCATTATTATTGGTGGTCACCATTAGAGAAGACAATTATATTACCTATGGCAGCATTGGGTATAACTTATGGACAAATGTTGTCATATACATTCATACCATTGTGCATCTGTTTATTATATACATGGTGGTATATATTTTCTAAGGTAGATCCTCGTAGTGTTGTACCTGATATGAGTAATATTAGAGAGTTTGACTGGCAACGAGCATTAAGAGGATGGGCACCTTTTATAGCAACATTATGGTTATTATTGACTGTTGGTAAAGGTGGAGCAATATTCTTTTTCCCTTGGTTTGCTGCTATGGCATGTTATTATAGTATTCTATGTAAGGATTGGAATTGGGGTAAGTATTTGGATGGTAAGTTTGCAGTCATAGCAACAGTTGTGCTTGCATTAGGTGGTATTGTTGGTATGATTAAAGGACCAGTAATGGAATATCTCAAGAGTGCTGATACTACTATGATTATACCTGTTAGTATTGTTGCAGCAGTAGCAGCATTTATTATGGGTAGCAGTGGTAAGTATGCTGGTATGACTTCAGCATTAGTATTAATCTTTGGACCACAGTATATGGTATGGTTTCTAACTACTGAATACTCAGGTTATCTATTATCACCAGCACATAAGTGTTTGATGATTGGTCAACAGTATTTTGGCACACCTATCAGGAAATACTATAAAGTTGTAGGTGGATTGTGCGGTTGGTTAATAGCGTATGGTTTTCTAACTTTGGTTATATAAATACAGAAGAGAAGTAATAAGTAAATTCATGTCAACTTTAAGTGTAGGAACAGCATCAGTATCCACCTCACTCGTTGCTGCGACTAATACATACCCTACAACACAAGGGACTAATGGACAGGTCTTGACTACCCTTGGTAATGGTACCTTACAGTGGGCAGATCAGTCAGCAGCAGGTGGTGGAGTTGAGGGATTCACTAATTCAGGCACAGCATTGAATGGTGGTATCGACCTCAATTTAAAAACTTCAACAATATATCATTATACCGCTAACTCTGCTGGTACATGGCAACCAAACTTCAGAGGGGATG